AAATCCATATCGGGATTATTATTTAATTCGAAAAAAATATTTTTCATTGCCTTTGACCTTTGGATAAAGTGGTCATCGACACCTTTAACATTTGTTTCAATTACTTGTCTTGATTTAAGACCTGTACGGAGTTCAGTTGAATTCGATAAATCCCAAAGAGGGTTACGATTTCGGGTCATAAACATTTTAAATAACTTTACATCATCTTTTACTTCACGATATCTTACCAACAAACATTTGAAATCCTTAAGGGTTTCATCACACTTTAATCTAAAATTTTCTTTCATAATACAAATATATAAAAAAACAGTTAACAATTTAATAAAGTTTTGATAAAACACGAAAACTTTGTTTTACAACAATGATTCATACATATTGGTATGATTATTTTATTTTCGTTATTATCAATTATTTTTATAATTGGAACTGTATTAAAAGACAGAAAAGAGTACTTCGAATATTATCGAAGAACTTCTAAATCCTTGAATGAATCTGGATTTATAAATTCTTTTTCTAAGTGTGAAAGAACTTCTCGAAATATTTGACCTTCAGTTTTATGAGAACTTTCTCCTGCGATTCTAATTGACATAGAAAGAGATGAAACAAGGACTGATAATATTTCAGAGTAATCCAAATGTTGACCTGATGGAGAACCTAAGTCAAGGTATAGTCTACCATCATCTTTAACTTCATAACTAATTATTAATTTATTTTTCACGTATAAATTTTTTTATATCACCTATTTTATTTAACCCATGTTTATCACCAAACCAAAACTTAATATATCTTGCGGATTCTTGGTCATCAATACCAAAAAAACCTGACACAGTATCACAAAGTTTAGAGCTACGAAATATGGCTATTCGGTCTAAGTCCTCAAAAACTCTAAAATCAAGAATTAACGTACCACTAATAGAAAAAATAGCGTAATGCGTATAATTTTTTCCTTTTGAAATAACTCTACATTTTACATCCCCACCAATAATCTTATCCAAGAAATTATAGACAATATCCTTCATAAAACAAATATAAGAAAAATAAAACAAAAAAACCCACCTGATTAGGTGGGTTTGATTATAAAATTGTTTTTTACATATCCTTTTCAATATCCTTCCATACTGAATCGTATTCAGGATTTTGGGTATACACATCTTCTCCTTGTGCAATGTCCTTTAAGTCTTCAATGTAATTTTCAAGGTCGTTAATAACCATCTCAATTCTTTTAATTCTTTGTCTTGGACTAATCTTTTTACTTAATCTATGTTCTTGTGAAAGAAAACCGAATTCTCCTGGTTCACTTGTCATATTGTATTCATCATGACCAAAAAAGATATCATTAAGTTTATTTCTTAAATCCAACTCTCTCTCAGTTTGGTTTTCTTTAATAACTCTTTTAACTATTTTGGTTAATTGAGATTCTGTTAATCTTACTACTTTCTTCATTTCAAATTATTTATTCATCCCCAATTTATCACTAACGCAAAAATATGCAGTCTTTAGACTAACGTCTCCACCACTTGCAAATGGACCACCAACTTGTTTTAATTCTTCATAACATTTCATAGAATCTATGGTTGTTCCTTTACATGCTTGCGGTTTTACCTGTTCAATTAAAGGTTTTAAACACTCACTAATATCAACTTGAGTTGTTCCCGTAGTACCAGTTGTTGTTTGTTCATTAAGTAGTCTATTTTCCAATAAACGGTTGGACTCTTGAATATGTCTAATTTTACTATAACTTCTGTTCATAACTTATTTTTTTATAAATATCAATAAAAATCAATTGTTCTTATCTCTTCACCAAAATTTTCCTTAAACCACTCTTTAAATACAGGTTTCCATTTATCTTGAAACATTGAATTAAGGTGAGAAACAAAATTCTCATTCTCAATCATTAATATTGGACTTAACTCTTTACGGAAATCACCTGGATTTATCCAATAACTTTCGTTATATAATCTGAATATCTCTTCACCATCTCCCCAATCACCAAGATAATACTCAATAGCCTTATTCGTTGGATTTCCATCTTCATCATGAAATGGACTGGAGTGTATCTCATCAACATCATAATAATTATTTATGAAGTTTAGGATAATATCGTTCAGTCTATTTTCGGAAATTACGAATCTCATATTCTTTTTGGTACCCAATCGGCATCGTATTTTTCAAATCGTTTAACTTTAAGGCCAGAGTTTTTCTCAAACCACTCAATAAAAATATCTTCCCACATTGAACCAAACAAACTATCAAGTTGTTCATAAACCCACGGCATTACTTCCAATAGTTTATCATTATTATTTCCATCCCAATAAGAGTAAGCTCGTCTATCATTAATAACAAAATCATAAACACCAGCGTTTTTAACTTCTTGACGATAGAACTTATGTAAATCAGGTCCCCAACTATAATCAGGTTCGATATACACATCCAAATATTTCAGGATAATTTGTTCGGCTTTAGATTCTGTTATTATGAATTTCATATTAGATAAATATAATTTAATAAAAATGAAACCACACTTTATTTACATCCCAACCATAATGTCTTTTGGCAAAAACTTTCATTAGTTCGTCAAACATTGGTCGATTTTGAATTCTTTGCGCTTCATGTACATTTAGAAATGGTATTTCAGTTGCTTCATATAATTCATTAATGAAATTTGCTCCAATGTGAAAATCTTTAGTATCCCAATCATAAAAAAACAATAACTCAATATTGTTTTCATTTGCAAATACTTCAGTTTCGTTATTCGAATTTTCATACTCATAATTCTCAGGAAAAAATGATTTCATTAATCTATATAACAAATCAGATTTTTTTTCCAACCCTATCAAATTAAATTGTGATTCTGTTATTATGAATTTCATATTACTTATCTTTTTCTAAGGGTTGAATATCCATCATCAATAAATTTTTTCAAATAATTTTCAACTTTATCCGAAAAGTATTTAATAACCATATCAGGTGGCATAAATTTAAATAAATCAAGATTCTCGATATAAGGCCAACGTCCTTCATATTTTAAGTTATTAAATCTTGAGTCGTATTTAAAATAAAATTCATATCCGTGTGTATACCCCAACATTTTTTCATCTTTATAAAGATATACAGTTCCCGTTATACTATCATAACCATTATCTTGCCAATACAGTATATGAACTTTAATCCCCATTTTTTTTAGGAAGTTCGTCATAACGTCTTTAGATTGTGATTCTCTAATAAGGTATATCATATAGATAAATACTATATGAAATAAAAAACCCACCTGATGAGGTGGGTTTAATACTTTATATTAACTTTTTAATCCAATTCTCTCATGAAGTCATTAATTTTGTCATCATAATAATAACAAGCAGAGGCAATTTCCCCTAAGTAATCTTTTGATTCGTCAAATTCAAAATTGTCATCATCTTCAAAAGATTCCAACTCTGAAGAAACTTGTCTACCAAGTTGATTAAATTCTTCTGATATTTTTTCAAGGTCAAAAATAATATTACGTAACTGGGAAACAAGACCATCATATTTTTTTTCGTAATCATTTGATTCGTCAAAACTTTGTTCATTAACAACACGTTTAACAATTCTCATTAAATCAGATTCAGATAATTTTATTTTTTTGTTCATTGTGTTCTTTTTAATATTTCTTATTTGGGTTAAAAAATGCGTCATCACTACGACTAAATCTATCAAGGTTTTCTGTAGAACCCATTCCTCCACAACAACCTACAATATATTTTCCTGTTATTTTTTCACCATCAGGTGTATAGAAATTTATAGTTTTACCATCAGGTGTTTCGAAATCCGCATTAAAATAATAACCAGGGTATATGTCTTTAATCATTTCATTTGCTTCATCAACACTACTTGCAACATTAAAAATCTCCTCAACCTCAAATTTACCAAAATCATTTGGGTCATCAGGGAATGGATAATCTTCATTAGTAATGATTACACTTTCGTCCATTTCTTCTTCATTTAATGGTCGTTCCTCAACCTTACACCCCGAATATTTAATTCCAATAGGTGATGCTGAATCACAAGTCCAAGAACAATATTGTGAGGTACCGTTCTTAATCATTTTTAATTCTGAAGATGGTGTGTCATTACCTGTAATACCAATTTGGTATGTAACACCGTTTTTTGTTTTCTCATAAACCATACGTCTTGTCATTGGACCTCCGATAGACTCTCTTGTGAATCCAGCACTACGTAAACATCCCGAATCCAACGATTCCATAAGTAATGGTTTAACGTTACCTAACGATGACTCTAATAATTGTTTAAATCTATTTGTATCCATAATGTTCTTTATGATATAAATATAACAAAACTCGAAAAAAAAAGGGGGCGGGGGGATTGACAACGACCGAAGGGAGTTCGGGTCGGTCGGTCTATACCATTTTAATAAATTTTTTCATGATACATCTTTTAGAGGTAATATTTTTTCCAAATGTCTTTTACCCTTTTCAATAAAATAATCCATTAAAATTTTATGAGGGATATAGTTAAACCCATCGGTAATCGTTCTAAAATCTGATGAGCTTGCAACCCTGACAACTTCATTATCTTTGGTTAAAAAACGAATACTTCTATGTTTATAATCATTAGGATACTCAAAATAAAAAACAACAGAGTCATAGGTTCTTCCAAAATTATCACGGGTTCTCCCATCATATTCACAACCGTCATACTCAATACCTTTCATTTCCAAGATTCTCTCAATAACATTACCCCTGTCGGAGGATTCCAATAGGTTAATATATTGAGATTCTGCAAGAATGATTTTCATATAAGATAAATATATGGGGAAATAAAAACCCCTCCGATAAAGGAAGGGTTAATTTGTTATCACTTAATCTTTTCCCAAACTGTCCTACAGAAATTTCCCTCGGATTCAATTTTAATATTGTTTACATATCCTTTACTTTTCACAAAGTCCCCTGTCATTCTTCTACATATTTCTTTATCCCCATTATCAGGAGTTTTTACAACACATACTTGATTTGTTTTATCAGTAATGTTCTTCTTACACCACTCATCTTCATTGGGGGATTTTACAATGACAGACTCATATAATCCCATGATATGTTTTTTCTCCTCTTCGGTTATAATAAATTTTCCCATAGTATATTCTTTAGTTATAAATAGAACCGTTTTACCAAAATTTTTCCAGAAATTTTTTTTGAATATGGGGGTATAAAATACTTTATTAGATTTTCGTTGGAAATTATATAGTGTCCGTATCAAACATTTCCTGTAGATACTCCCTTGTCTTTTTTCTAAAATAATCATTAACCATTTCAGGTGGGAGAAATTTGAATATGTGCATATCGTTAATCCCATCACTCCATTCAAGTCCAACAATATTATTATCTTTAACACGATAGTAATACTCAAATGGTCTATATACATTATAACCATCTATTGTAAACCAAACATTTAATTTATAAAAATATGTTTCCCCATAAAATTCTCTTTCTCCATACTCAATGGTATATTGAATGTTACTTTTCTTTAACACCTTTTCAATAACGTTATCCGTTTGATTTTCAGTTATAATGTATTTCATATATGATAAATATAGATTGGAGTAAACTTTACCCACGTTCATATAACAAAGGTAATAATTACCCACGTTATATATGGGGGAAATTTTTCCAAAAATTTTTTTCCAGAATTTTTAATATACACTTTGTATTGGGGATTATCCCCCCTTTTTGACCTGTCAATATGTCATATATGGAGGGGGGATACGGGGAGGGGAGGGGTATCCCCCACCTATAGGGGTATACAGGGGGAGATATCCCCATATGGGTATAGTTAAAAGACCCCCAAGAGGGAGAGTGTCTTATATCCCTTCTAATAGGGTGAAGTCAAAACAATGACATATACAAATAAACTTATCAACAGACATCATGTCATGTTCATAACTTTATGGGGGAAAGTTTGGTAGTGTCAGAAATAATCCGTACCTTTGTATTACAATAATGGGGAATGGCTCAGTTGGGGGTTCGATGAGGTTTCATCGCAGAGGGTATACTCCAACCTGCCTTAATGTTTAGTAATGGGGAAAGTATAAAGCAGGGTGGAGTCTACTCGGTCCCCATCTTCTCAAATGGTTACATAACAAAGTTACTGAAAAAAAATGACATACACAAATTTTTTATTCATAATCTTTTTTGTATCTTAGCCATTATGTTTGAACGTTTATTAAAATCTCATAAGTATAGGGACTATTCCCCAATCAAGGATTTCACCATTAAGGAACTTCGTGATATCTGTGACATCCTTAATGAATATTGTAAGGATAATATTGGGTATAAGAAACATAAGGGACTTCCCACCTTTAGTGTAAGAAAAGATTATAGTGGAAACTACTATGGTCAGTATTGTCCCACCAAACATAGAATCAATATATACTATAACAACATTGACTCCCTTAAGAAATTCGTTGGGACATATATTCATGAGTATACCCACTCAGTTCAGAACTTAAGGTACTACGTCCATAAATTAATTAACTACGGTTATACTCAGCACCCTGATGAGATTGAAGCAAGAAACATGGAACTCCTCCATTATAAATCTTGTCTCAAATACTTGAGGAGTAAAATCTAATTACCTATATTTGAATTATGAAATATATTCTATTAGGTCTATTAAGTTGTTTTATCCTGTTTGTGGTATTCATGATTGTCTCAGCAGGAATTCTAAATAGTTTCCCCAAGGAACATTGGTTAAGAAAGTTTTGGGAAAGACATGTTGTCAGTTCTGAAGACCTTGACCCTCCCACAGAGTAATCCTATTTAGGGAGTCTTCCCTTATCTCCATTTGAAGTGAAATTAAATCCTCATCTTTAAGTGGGGATTTCTTATTTATCTCATCTATTATATCACTCATCCCCACCTCTATTAATAGTAAGTGTATTCCAGGTTGAATCTTTGACATTGAAGGTTTCTCTATATACTTACACATCCCCCTCTTTTCGTTTAGACTGTACTCTACAGTTATATAATTTCCTTCCTTGGAAACCTCTGTTGATAAGTTTTTTAAATGGTACATATTTTTACACATTAATTTGTTAATAACTTTTTATAAATATCCCTTACTGTCATAGTGTCAGTGGGGATTGTTGATAACTTTTTTATAAAAAAAAGTGTTAAAAAACTTGTTTTTGTCAAAATGTCAGTCTCGTTCGATGATGGGGATAATCCCTTCACAGGGTTTTAACCCCCACAATTAGTACATTCTTCCCCACCTTTTACCACCGATATTGTCATTCTTGATACTAAAAAACGGATTTTTCCCGTTTAACAGTATCGTAGGAACCAATTTTTTTACTATATATAATTCCCAGTAAAAAATACTACTTATGGTACATAAAGCGGGGAAACACTTTAGTGTGTTAGAAGAGTCATTCATTATCCTTCAACGAGAGGACATTTTGTCCGATATTATACACCACCATAACTTCCCCTTCAATGACATACCATAACAATTATAATACAGTTACCACTATAGTTAAACACTTGTTCATTATTTCATTATGTTCACGTGCCGTGAACATCCTCTAAAAATGAACACCATAACTTACTACTCATTAACTTACTCTATGGGATTATAAGTCTATAACCTTATAATCATCCATTATTAGGTCTTGACCTTATAATTTGATTACCTCATCTATATACTAATTTACCCCCATAACAATTTACTTGTATGTCACCACTATATGGGGGAAATGATATGACACAATTATGAACGAAGTTTTTTAGTGACCACCACTGAAAGTGGGGGGAACGATTACGAAGTAAAAAAAACGGGAGTGAGTAATTGGGTTATATTATTTCACTATATTTATATCATATGAAGCCAAGTTTAAATGCTGTTGTTAAATTTATTGATGTCTTATATAAACCATCTGAGATTATAGTTGATGAATCTAATGGTGGTGAAATCTATATTAATATATACATGGACGAGATTAGTGATGAATATATAACCAACCATAATTTTTACTCTAAAAATAAAATGAAGGAGATGAACTTAGAGAAACAAATAAGAAAAGATATATATGACTATTTTGGTGTCATGACCTCGGGGTTAAATTTTCAGGGGTTCGCTCCATACGAACACCATGGTTTGACTATTGACGTACACTTAAATTAATCATTCCCCCCTTATTGTATAATACAAATTAAATCGTTAACTTTGTTTATTATGGTGAGTAGTAGACTGAAGGATTTAATATTTAAGAAACTGTATAAGGATTTATCTCATGTAGAGATTATTCATTTTCATGATTATATATGGTTCATTGATAGGGAAGAAAAGTTTTGGTATTTCAGGTATTGTAAATCAGATGGGAGATTACTATGGAGATATGGTTTCTTTACTAAGTTCTTTGTCCTTTTTACAATGGATGAGCCTGATTTTACCCCCGTTATTTCTTCTTGGGTGGAAGAGGTCTTGAATTGTAAGGTGAACACAACCTTCATACCCTATGATATCTCTCTCTCCCAGGTGGAAGAGGTCTTGAATTGTAAGGTGAACACAACTCTGTGTAATGACCATCCAATTTTCCTTTTGGTGGAAGAGGTCTTGAATTGTAAGGTAAGCACAACAACAAGAGGCATTGGGTATTTTAGGGGTGAGGTGGAAGAGGTCTTGAATTGTAAGGTGAACACAACAGAAACTATTGAGCGTGAACTGAACTTAAAGGTGGAAGAGGTTTTGAATTATAAGGTAAACACAACAGGTCATTCTGAAAATCCTGTGGAATATTTGGTGGAAGAATCCCTTAATTGTAAGGTGAATGAAACATATAAGTTAGAAACCATGCTTGTACGTAAAGTAGACGAGGTTCTAAATCATAATGTAATTGAATAAATCGTGTTTAGTAATTTCATTATATTTATCTATTATGAAATACATAATAACAGAATCTAAACTTATCTCCACGATTGATAATTTCCTCACAAAACAATTTGGTGAATTACATCATCAGTTAGACGGTGATAAACTTACATTGGTTAATGATAATGGTGACCCCATGATTATGGTTTATCCATTAAAAAATAATAGTTATTTTGTTTGGGTATTGGACAAGATTTGGGATATTGTATTCCATATGTTTTCTATGAAAAGTTTTGAGGCTATACAGTCCGTATTATCTAAATGGTTACATAAACATTATAACTTACCTGTGGAAGAATCGAATATCTCGACTTTCTCCCGTGGTGAAGAACAATACGTATACTAATATGAAATACATTATCACTGAGAATCAACAAGAAAAACTAATACAACAGTTAGTTAAATCTAGTGGGTATAAATTTGCTTTACGGGTTATTGGTAGTCCTGAAAAAGTTATTGAGTTAGGTTTTAATAATGACCCGAATGAATTTATTAGAATGTTTGACAACATGGAAGTTCGTAAACTTAAATCAACGTTGTGGGTTTATAGTCTTAATGGGAGAAACATTATGTTATACAACCCGAGGAAAAAAGAAGTCTTTGTTGATTATAATGATTTTTTCGAACCTCTATATGTGGACTTTAATCTTGAGAAAGATGTGATTAGGGAAATAACCAAGAATTGGTTGTTAGAGAAATATAAAATAAAAGTCGACAAGATTAATTTTAACCCGATTAATCAATCATTATAAGACCTCATCACGGGGTACGATTAGTTATTCTCCATATAATAACCCATAACCATATTAAAGATATCATCTAAGATATCTTTTGGTAATGTATAATAATCCATATACGTTTCCCCTAAATCTTGGGAATACTCATATCCTCCATAGTGAAATATTGTAACATCGTTTGGATATATCATTTCTATCTGACTAATCTCTCCATCCTCATCTTTTACAACTATTGGATTTTCATTCATATCCATAAGTGTGATATATTCATCATCAGTTGACTCCACAACTTCCTTAATAATCATAATCTTATTATTCTTATTGTTAAGAAAGTCGTTACCTAATATATTAAGAAGGTCATCAACTCCTCCTACCATATTGGCAGTCTTTAGAAAACCTACCTGACTTGCAAGGGTTAATAACTTCATTTGTTTTTCAGTATATTCTTCCCTTAATATTCTTCTTATGGATTCTTTTAAATTCATATCAACATTTCCATGTTTGAACCTTTATATTGTGTCCTCTAACCGTACCTACACCTAATTCAAAAATGTGGTCACTTATTTCTCTACTAACCGCAATTTCCTTTAATTTATTACTATAAGATTCCTCGTCTTCATTTACTTGAGGAATAAAAATTAAGACTTCGATTCTGTTACCATTATATAGTTTTGTTATTTTGAAGTTACATATCTCTCTATTTACTACATCATGATTTAGGATTGTTTTTATAACAAATAAATTATCATCTACTGACCCATCTAAATCAATTGTCTCATAAAATTTCTCATCATTACCAAAAACTTTTCTTGCGGTTATAAATCCGTTTGATGCAACAAAATCCCTAAGTTTTTTTGTTGGTGATGATTCTTCCCTTAATATTCTTCTTATGGATTCTTGTAAGTTCATATTAATCTAATTTTGATTTAACATAATCAACTAAAGGATTTGCAAATTTTTCATAAGAATACCAATATTCTTCTTCTGTTTCACCTGTTAACTTGAATGATTCTTTAGACATTATAAAATCTTGTATTAAACCATATATTGTATTGGGTCTAGACCGACCATTATCCATTGAATTTTTAACATCGTCAACTAATTCATCTAATTCTTCCATAGTTACCCTTCTTCTAATATACGATGGTAGTTCAGTTTCTTCCCTTAATATTCTTCTTATGGATTCTTGTAGGTTCTCAACTAATCTGTAACTAAATCTTGGTTTTTTTAATATTTTAGCTGCAATTAACCTATGGTAACCATCTTCTAAACCTTTTTCATCATAAACCAAATCAGTTATCTTATCGGGGTTATTAATAAAATGTTTTATTGTCTTTATGTTTTCATTCTTGTGGTCAGATAGTGAATCCCAATTATCAACAATATCTTGTAAAGTATAATCTCTTAAAGTATTAAACTTTGAATTTTTGTATTTACTAAATTCTTTATTAGTTGATTTAGTTTTTTTATCTTCCCTTAATATTCTTCTTATGGATTGTTTTAGACTCATGTTATATATTTGAAACTAATTTTTTATATCTACTTTTAATTCTATCTTTATAGTAATCTTTTAAACTTTCTATAGCCTCACCATACCATTGTGAATCTTCTGGCATTGTACTATATAGTTCGTAATGAATCCCATCCATTAAAATTGAAGTTGTTACATCTATAAACCTATTTAAACTCATAATACTCCCATCTTCTTTATTTGTATTACGTAACATATTTGATGACATCTCTAAAGATTCACTAAACTCCCTCTCTAAATCATCGTCAGGGACTCTGCGTCTAATCATCAGGATAGGTTTGGACTCTTCCCTTAATATTCTTCTTATGGTTTCTTGTAGGTTCATATTAATAAATATCATATATTTATCTTTATATGAAGTACATCATCACAGAAACCCAATTGGATAAAATATACTTTAACTACCTTGATAGTATGTTTAAAGATTTATATACCGTTGATGATAGGGATAATATTCTTATTTGGTTAAATAAAGAATCTTGGACGAATAGTCATCGTCCTATTTTTTCTTATTATGTTAAAACAAAAGAACTTGGTATATCCGCAAAACTAATTATGGAAATATCCTCATTTTTTTCATTAGACCCTATAGATAGTACTTTAAAATTAACAAATTGGTTTGAAAAAAATTTTGAACTTCCTGTTGATGAACCTTATGTAATGTAATATGAAATACTTAATTACAGAAAATCAAAAGAGTGAATTGTTAATTAACCTTGTGAAAAATGGTGAGGTTGATATGGCTTCTGATTTGGTTGGGGGTATGAACAATTTAATTAATATCGTTGGTGAGTCAAAACTCATGGATGTAATGATTAATAAATTTGATAAATTAAATATTACAAAACGAGGAGGTTCTATTTTGTTGATGAATGGTGGACTCCCTATTTTGGAAAAACCCTCCTCTATATGGGGACTAGATTTAACCGTATATGACGATTATATCAAATTAACTATTGGTGAGGAGTTAACTACATTTTATACCTCGAATAGAAGAAACTTAATTAAAGAATTGGTGTCCCGATTTCCTGAGTTGTATAGTGAAAAGGTTAGGGTTTACAAAGACACTGGGAAATATCTAAAAATTGCAGAATACGAATTATAATTTATATGAAATACCTCATCACAGAATCACAAAAACATTCATTGTTAAAACAAACTGTTAAAGAAAACGGATTTGCCCTTGCTTCTAAAATGGTTGGTCAAGATTATTTGGTTCATGAAGTGTTTAACAATGACTACAATGAATTCCTATCTTTGTATGATGACCTTGAGATACATGAGAGTGAGGAGAATCCTAATCTTTTCTTATATCGTTATAGAGAATCGAATAATATTATAGTTTATGATGCTCGTGATGAAGATGATGAGTATGGTAATTATCTTTATTTTAACCAAGACTATATTTTTGGTGCCCTTGCTTTATTCAGTGACATTCATTCATATCGTGAGACATTAAAGGTGTTAAAATCTTGGGTGAGGGAGACTTATGGTATTAATATTAGAGAATCCAATATTGATTCTTTTTATCCTAATAGTGAGGATTACGGTTTCTTTGCAACTCTAAGGTAGTTCTTCTTATGTTTTCTTGTAGGTTTATATCTTAATCACCACAATTAATGTGGTAATACTTCTCCAATTTATCTTGATACTTTTTTAAAAGATAGTCCTCCATCATACGATATAATTGATTCCATTCTTCTGACAAATCATCGATGTGTTCAAAATGTCTGTAATACATGTTGTCAGCAATTATTGTATATGTAATGTGTTCAAAAAATTCATACTCATTACGATATTTGCAAATCTTGCCAGGGGAATAATATGTTGCAAGTAATTCATATAACAACTCATCTAACTCATGAAACCTTCGTCTGGCACTTAAACGTGAATTGGTTTCCTCCTTTAATATTCTTCTTATGGATTCTTGTAGGCTCATTTCTTTGTTTTCTTAACACAATTAGGATATCTCTTACCAAACATTGTCTTCATCCCTTTTTGGGTATATCCTTTCCAACACCTTTCTGTTAGTTCGGTGTGACTTATATTATTAGTTTCATCAGGACATTCCTTTACGTACTTGGAATATATATCACAAGGTGTATTTGTGTAGTCATACACAATCATCCATGCTTCATTCATTAATTCTTCATACTTGTCCCGAAGCAACAATGGAGCTGGCCAATATTCAGTGTCAGGACCACCAATAAATGTTACTGTTAAACTATAACTTTTATATTTTGGTTGTCCATCTAAAACTTCTCTTTCATCAGGATGTTTAACTTCTACTTTACACACAATATCATGTTTGTCAACAAACATCATGTTTAATAATCTTTCTATAACAGAACTATTATTACGGTTGTTACCATCCATCATTTCATGTATTCTTGATATTTGTTCTTGTAAATTCATTAGTATACGTATTCTTCGTCATCAAATGTATAGATTTCATTTATATCATCTAATCCATCAAAATTATCTTTAAACCAATTTATTAAGTGTTTCTGTATTTCTACCCATCCTTCCATTGAGAACATACCATATATTTCTCCGTATAGATTATCTGACATAGTTACTTCTAATTCTTGTTTAACCCTATTAAAAAAAATTGATACCCTTAATCTACCATTCTTTTCTCTAAAATTGACTCGACTATAACCTCCGTGATTAACTGTACTTTGTTCAAAAGAGTTCATTCTTTTTGTGATATACAGGTCAATTAATCGGCTCCTCTCCGATTGTTCTCTTAATATTTGTTTTATGGATTCTCTTATACTCATCTTACCACTGTCTTTTTTCATCAGGATATGTGTTTAATACATCCTCCACTTCTATATTAACATTAGTTATCCATTTACGTAATCTATATTGTAATTCACTAATAAATGTTTCTTCGTCATGAAAGTGCATCATTGCTTCGTATTCTATAACAACTAATATTCTTGAGACTCCATTTAATTTGTCCACACTCGTTACTCTAACTTTTGGGTCTAAATCAAGGAAATCACAAGCATCAAATGAAATGAACTCGTCTTCACTTTCCGCGTCCATATATTCACAAATGTTCTTCATTATTTGTATTTCACTATCAATCAGTTTTTGGAACTTTTTTTCTTTTTGTATTCGTTTTTCTTTTTGCTGGAAATAATCTTCCTGTTCTTTCACCAACTTGTTGTCTATCCTGTGTTTTACATATTTCACAAGTGGTGTTTCATATTTCAAATAAGTTCTCCAATAATCTTGGTCATCACCAAATTCATCAATATCATCAAATCTTCTTTCTTTAATGAATTCTCTAACCTCATCATATATCGTATCATCAATATGTTTATCATCACCATATTTTAGTATTGCATCTTCTACATTATTAATTAACTTATCTAACTCTTTCATCGTGAACCTACGCCTAATGAAAATAGGTAATTCAGTTTCTTCCCTTAATATTCTTTTTATTGATTCTTGTAGGCTCATATTAATAAATATTACATATTTATCTTTAGATGAAGTTTATAATTACAGAAAGTAAAATGATTGACGTTATGAGAAAATACTTGGAAATGGAATTTCCTGGGTTTTCTAATATCGAATATAATTGGGCAGACTTTAATTGTGGTATGGGGGTTTGTTGTGACCCTTATGCAGTTGGTTTTACATTGCCAGGGGATAACTACGATAACTACTTATTTAAATTGGTTAATGGTGAAAAATATGATGATGATGGGGATTATCCTGAAGAACTTAAAGGTGATTTACCTGAACCTTGTTATGAACAACCTAACATCCAAGACCCATCATTTGACACAATTATAATAAGTGAAGATATGTACGAAAGAATTGAACAAATGTTTGGTTCTCACGTTAATTGGGGATATGATTTTCTTAATTTTTTAAATAAACGATTCGATATAAATGTAAAAACCATATTAATGGGTTATTGGTGATTATGAAATACATTATAACTGAATCGCAATTAAAACGATTAACTGAAGATGATTTTTGGTCTGATGAACGTCAAGAAAAAGAATTCAATAAGTTGTGTGAGAAAATGGTTCCATTAATTCAAAAAATGTTCTCATATTATCATGAAGACGATAAAAGAATCAATCTTTATAACTCTAATCGAGAAACCTTGTTAACATATGTAAAACCATCGAAAGAATTGTATTACAGTAGAGATTTAGGTAATTTTTTAGATAAGTTATTACCTCATCCATTATGGTTAATTTTTGGGAGTGGTCTAATGAAACAAGTTTTTCTATCGTTTTATCCTGAAATAAATATTAAATCAGTAAGGTCGGCGAATATATCATGAAATACATTATAACTGAATCCCAATTAAACGAAAAAATATACGACAAGTTTCTTGATATGCTTGTCGATAGAACCACCATATTTGGTGGTAGAAGACACAAATACGACAAATTTAAGTATGTTGCTTACATACAATACCCTCACTCTGATAATCCGTATGACTTAGCATTTAACACTTCTGATGATTATACATTTATATCGCCTGGTAGATATAATTTAAAGAATTGGTTTATGCTTGTTGGTATTGACATGGATAAAGACTATAAATTATCTGAAAGTTTATGGAAACTATATTCGGTTAAATTACAAGAAAAAGTTAAACTATACATAGACGACTTTTTCTCTGAATAACCTAACTTGGTTTATATTTATCAAATATGAAGTTTATAGTCACTGAATCACAAATAAGAAAATTTAACAAAGAAAACTTAAATAAAGGTAAGTTTGGTGACGCAATTGAACAAATTATATTAACATATCTTGAACCGTCTTCGATTTGTGATATGGCAGTTTTTCAATCTGAAAATGATAAAGACTTTTATATAGGGTTAATTATATTTAACGGACCTTCGAGATATGATTTAGGTGGTAAACTCGAAAAATTTATCAAACAATTCATTCCTCTCAATATTATGATTATGGTTAGTGATGCTGATTGTGACTCTAAGGAGTAACAAATCAATCTAAAATAGTATTTATTAAATATGAAATACATAATCACAGAAAATCATTTGAATTATTATTTTAAATTAATTTCCGAACAAGAGGATTTTGATTTAGGTGAATATGATGATGAGGATTTCATTGAAGTTTTCTTTGAGTATTTTAGACCTTGGGTTAAATCAACTCACGGTGAGGATGTCGGTAGATATCCAATGTCTTATCTTTTGAAAAAGTATTTTGTTGAGTTTTGTAAATATGTCGGATTAGACATGGACGATGATGACGAATATTGGTCTCAAAATCAATTAGTTAACATAGGTAGAGAATTTGTTATAAAACGTAAACATACACTACCAAATTTACGCCCATCCGTTAAGTTTACTGAAAAGTATTCTAAACCAATTAATTATATAATCAAATCTTTAAAAATGCCGAGTTGGATGACTTTTAATTTTAAAGAAACTATTCCTTATAAAGTTGAAGTTGAGATTATAATTGATTTCCCAAAAATGATGGTATCGGATGAAAAATACGAAGAGGTTTATGAACATTACTCTGTAGGTCCTGACGCTTATTTTGAATCGTTTAAAGACCAAATAAAAACATTTATGGGAGTTGATTTTGGCTCTCCAGCTCATGGTTTGCTAGACATAAATGACTACATATTACTCAAAGGAACTGAAGAATTCACTCTCCCCTCATATCAAAAATCAATTAAATCAAGTATTAAATCAGTAATGGGTGGTCGGTATATTCGAGCAATAAAAATAACAACAAGTCATCAAGGTTTAAGGTTCAAACTTAGTTTTTCTGGAATAAGCAGCTGGGATTGGTCAAAAAGAGGTGAAATAAGAGAAAGGGTTAAAAAAAAGTTAACTAGTATGGGTTTTGACTCTGAAAAAATTTACATAGAAATTTAACCATTTTTAATTATTGAGATTGCCAACGCTAACCCTCTTCTAACACCATCATTAAAATCGTTTTCACCTTCAGGTGTGTTAAATTCCTTAATCTTACTTGATAGTTTTTCAAGTACCTCATCAGTAGGACTTAAAACTTCTACGTATTTAGGAATTGAGATTATTTCGTTATACCATTCAAATGAATCTAAATTAGTGTCTTTCATACCGACTAATAGACCTTCGTACTCCATGCCTGTTTCATAATGGTTGTTGATAAACCATCTGATTCTTTCTTCGTATGTTAATTCTCTTACCATACGACAAATATAATACTTTTTTACTTATTACTCAATCTATTTTCATTTAAACCCATCATCACTTTCATTCTTGTGGTCTGTTCATCCAAATTTGTCATTTCACAACGTTCTCTATAATAATCTAATAGTTCGTCACTTTTATATTGAAAAATAAAATCGGATATGTCACTAAACTCTAAACTATGAATACCATAAAGTTCGTCACTCATCAGATAATAAATTTCATCAACAACTCCTCTAACGAAATCGTCTTCATCATAAAAATCACATGGATACATGTTTGGTAACAGATGTTCTATTAACCTTTCAATCAAGTTAATTCTCCTCTTAAAATCAGTAGAGAACATAGATTCAAATAATCCTTTATTCATTCGTAAATTACTTTAACAAACTGTAATATTTTTTGAACTTTTCAATTCTGTCTGCAAGTCCGTGTGTTCCACCATTAACTCTTTTAGTTACCGCAGTAACAGTTGCATCATCAGAACCTTTATCACATATAGACCACAGATTATTGGAATTAAAGAAAAACGCCGCTGAAGCTAATGGATATTTAGTTGCAACCAAATCAGGATTTGATACACAGTCTTCACCAATAAATTGTGTGAATTTACTATAGTTAGATTTTCCTGTTAATTGGATATATCCTCTACCTCTAAATTTGAATCCTTCTTTTGTTGATTCATCTCCATTACCCATTCTTGAACCGTATACTCTTGACGCGATTTTTTCAGGTTGTTTTGCGTAAGACTCTGCAAGATTTCCAGGGAAATATTTAGGGAAAATCTTCTTTAATCCGTCGACTGAATAATTAAGATTTTCAGATACGGCTTTAAAGTTTCCTGACTCATGAGCACATTGAGCTAAAAAGTGAGCCAATCTTAAATTGTTAGTTATGTTAAATTTCTGAGCGGTCTCCGCAATTTGTGAGATTACATTGTCAGGTATTGTACCTTTAAGTTTTTCAACATTTAAACCTTCCACAGGTTTAATTACAATATCTTCTTTCACTAATGTAACACCGAACATTAATTCCCAACTTTTATTTCCTGATGTTATTGTTCCATCAGGAGTCAATCCGTTTTTAGTTAACCATGCGTTTACCGCTGCCTCAGTTTTAGGACCGAATGACCCATCGGCAGTTAATCCTAGTTTAGTTTGAAGTTTTTTTACATCATCACCTTTTGAACCTACTTTAAGTAACATAATTTATATTTTTTATTGTTTATTTTCTGTTGCATATTTTATACCCATTATTGTTCCTACAATGGAAAATGCGTTTGTTAATAATATTCCGAATATATTTGACCAAGCAGCACTTATAACTTGGGTGTCTTTACCTAAGAACAATGTTAGAACATATACTCCTGTGGTAATAAATCCAACACCCATTATCACCCATAAAGCAACTTTAACTATGGTTGAGATAAGTTCTGTTTGATTTCTTTTTTGGATTATATCTAAATCGTTTAAAGCGGTTTCCTTTGCTCTTTCGGCCTCTATTCTTGCCAATTCAGATTTAGTCATTTCATTTTTTAATTCTTCAGTCAATCTAAGATTGTCCTGTTTCCATTCATTAAGTTCTCTGTTTTGAACTTCAAATGTCAATCGAGATTCTTCAACCTCTTTCAAAGTTTGCTGGAGTTCAGACATTATTCTTTCATTCTCTTTGCTAGCTTCTGTTAACTCATCATTTTGTTTTTGAATTTTTTTGGTCATTTCAAGACGTTTCTTTCTTTTGTCAGAATCTTTTGTTTCACATTCTTTTAAATAGTTTTTAAAATCTTCATCATCTTCAGTATCTATAAGTTTAGTAATATTACCCTCAAGACCTATACCTTTTTTAAGGTATAACTCCATCAAAATCTTTTTAGTATTACTATCTATTTTTATCATTTGTAAACTTTAAATGGCGCGGTTCTATTTTTGTAACCTTCATAATCATTTCTAAATTCTTCTAAACGAGGTTCAATGTCGTCAGATTTAATAATCCAAAACTGCGCACCTGCTTGGATAGCCTTAGCTTGCTCTTCAGATTCATTACTTGACGAAATAATTCCAACAACTACGTGATTACCATATTCAAAATTAATTTTTCTAATTAATTCTATACCATCAAAAGAACTACCAATGATATTTAAATCAACAAACACACATTCAGGTTTATCATTATTATCCCCATTTTTGAACCATTTTTCAAATAGTTTTGCCGCTTCGTCAGAACTATTTAATGCGTTTAAAGACAAACTTATGTCAAGTAACGAACAAGCGTCTTCAAATACCAAATGGAATAAATCCTCATCATCCACTAATAAAATTGAATCAATCATTTTTTCTTTTTTTGTTTTTTATTTTATTTTTATTTTCATTTTTGTGCCTATTTCATTTTTCTCACAAGTAATACTAAACCCGTGTTCTTCCAAAATAGCAACACAAATATTTAACCCCAAACCAGTACCTGATTCTTTTTGTCCTTCTTTTCTTATGTATGGTTTACGTAGGTGGTCAAAATCTTCTTGTGTGATTCCTCTACCATTATCTTGTATATGGATATTATTCCCATCAGAATAAATTTTAACAAACTTAGTATCTGAATCATTATACTTTAACCCATTTCTAATTAAGTTGTCAAC